GCTTAGAGCATGTTTTTAATGGTTGTCCTGATTGTGTTATTGAAAGCGTTGTAAAATTAGCTTTTAAATGCAAGGAATTGGGAATAGAAAGTGCTAAGTATAACATGTATGAATTTTTAGAGGATTAATTAGTAAAATAATAAATTAAAATCTAAGTTTTAATTTTGAAATCACAAGATGCTTGAGTAATCAGGCGTTTTCTGTGTGTATGGAATTGTGTTTAGATTATTATGTTGTATAGAAGAGATTATAAAGTTTTGTGGGTAAGTCGATAATCCAAGCAGAAATGTTTGGATTATTTGTTATTCACAGGAATATGTGAATCAAAGTTGAGAGGTAATTTGGGAGTAGCTACCCATCTCTGTACGCCTCTCTTCTTTCTATTTTTAGTACAGAGACAATAAAAGTACAGAAAGAAGGAATTTGAGATGTTGATTAGTAAAACAGCAATGGTTAGATGGAATAGTTTTACAACAAAATGGTATTTAGAAAAAGGTTATCCAAAAATTAAACAGGGTGATTATTTTGAATGTAAAATAGAAGATTTGCCTCTTGGTTCAACAACTAAGGTATTAGTTGAGTGTGATTATAAAAAAGATGGATGCAAGGGAATACATGAGAAACCATATAGACAATATACTGAAGATAAGGAAAATGGTTTAGGTAATTGTTGTACTAATAAAAAATGTGGAGCATACAAAACTAAAGATATTTTGATGAATAAATATGGTGTCGATAATATTCAAAAATTAGATGAATATAAAATAGCATCAAGAGAAAGACAACAAAGACCATTTAAATTAATTGTAGATCAAGCAGAAGAAAAGAATTTAGTTTTATTAACGACAGAAGATGAATATAATAACAGAGAATTTGATGATACCAAAAGTCGAATTAGATTTATTTGCAATAATCATTTAGAACATGGTGAACAAAATACATCAACTGAAGTATTTTTGAAAAATAAAGGATGTTGTTTTCATGGAAAATATGAGTTATCTGCTGAGTCAACAAGACATGATGGTAATATAGTATGTCAGGCGTTTATAGATAAGGGGTTATATCCTAAATTTAAACCAGAAGAATATAAAAAGAATGATCAATCGCTACCATTTATATGTCCTGAACATTTAGATAAAGATATTCAATTTACAAGTTACGTTGTTTTAAAATCGACTCCTCATAAATGTTATTATTGTGGTAAAAAATCTGCAGCAGATCAGTTACGTCTTGAAGAATCTTTCGTATTTGACTATTATCATAATAGAGGATTAATAGTTGGTGAAAATCAAAATTATGAAGGGGTTAATACGCATATTAAATTCGAGTGTCCTAATCATTTAGGAATAATTCAGGAAGTAACCTATCACAGTCTAATGAATACGAAACAACCATGTGAATTATGCAGAGCAGAGGAAAGTTTAAAAAATTTAAATAGAAGATTAAGAAGTAGTATAAATTCATGGAGAAAACAAAGTGAATTGAATTGCAATTACGAATGTATTTTCACAAGAAATAAAAAATATGATGTTCACCATCTTAAAGCTTTTAACGAAATAATAACTGAAGCGTTAGATATATTGAAGTATAAAATAAAACAAAAATATAATGGGGATGAATTTATAAAAATAAGAGATAAAGTTATTGAGCTACATAATACATATCCCCTTGGACTATGTATTTCTAATAATATTCACATGCTTTTTCATCAATTATATTCTAAAAATGCTAGTTTTGAAGATTTTTATGAGTTTAGAAAAAGATATGATTTAGGAGAATTTAAAAATGTTTTAAAAGGAGCAAATTAAGAGGGAGATTAAATATGGTAACTACTCAAAAATCTAAAACAAAGGTAAAAATAAAACGCAATGAAATTACTTGTACAAAATGCGGATTAATTAAATCTATAAATATAAGTAATTTTTTTAAGACAGATAACCCTTTGTATAGTGAATTTTTCCCAACGTGCAAAGATTGTATTTATGAATTATATAACGCACATATACAAAATGGTTCTGATATTAGAAATGCTACTATACAGATTTGCGAATTATTAGATAGACCGTACATTGAAGATGTATTTTTTACAACATATGAAAAAGAAAAAGACAGTATTAAAATTTTAGGTTTGTATCTTAAAAATTCATCAATGCAACAGTGGAAAAAACAAGGAATTATAAGATATAAAGATAGTATATTTGCTAAAAACACCTCACAGGGGATGCAATTAGTATTTGAAGATCAAACAAGAATATATAGCGAAGAGTGGAACGGGAGATATACCCAAACAGATATAAATTATCTTAATCAATATCTTACGGGGCTACATTCTGATTTTAAAATTAACACAACGAGTTATAAAGACTATGCAAAGAAAATTTGTTGTGCTAGTTTAGCGGTAAATAAAGCTTATCAAGATATGTTAGATGGTGTAAACGGAGCAGATAAAAAATATAAAGATTTACAATCAACTTTTGATACTTTATCAAAATCTGCACAATTTAGTGAAAATTCAAGATCAAGTATGAGTGCAGGTATCAATAGTATTTGTCAAGTTGTTGATAAAATTGAAAGTAAAGAGTGGATATATGAAGCAGAAGAATATGAAAAAGACGCTATTGAACATTTATTAGATCAATTCAATAACATCCAGAAATCTTTGTAGGTGATATAATGGCAGTATTTAAAAACTTTAGTAAGAAAAGTAGACATATAAAAGATGGTGATTATGATAATTTAGATAGTAGTTTTAGTTATGATCCAATTGTAGGAGAAGGGGAAAACTTAAACGATGAAGAATGGAAGAAATTTATTGCATATTATAGAATTCATTTAGATAAGTTTGCTACTGAGATTCTACATTTAAAACTCCATCTTTTCCAGCGATTAATTCTTAGAGCAATGGCTAGATATCAGTATGTAATGCTTATCTGTTGTCGCGGTCTTGGAAAGTCTTGGATAAGCGCGGTCTTCTTTATTTGTTCTGCTATTCTGTATAAGGGGCTTAAGTGTGGAATAGCGTCTGGCCAAGGACAACAAGCTAGAAATGTAATTATTCAAAAAATTAAAGGAGAATTAGCTAACAATCCAAATATAGCAAGAGAAATAATATTCCCAATTAATACTGGTGCAAGTGATTGTGTTGTTAATTTTAGAAATGGTAGCGAAATAAGAGCAATTGTACTTGGTAGGAATCAAGGAGACGGAGCTAGAAGTTGGAGATTCCATTATTTATTAATTGATGAAGCTCGGCTCGTTCCAGATAGTGTAATATCTACTATTCTAATTCCGATGACAAAAACTAAAAGGCCAGTAGCCATTGATCATATGCAACCAGAAAAGGGTAAAGTAATTTTTATATCTTCTGCTTTTTTAAAGACAAGTGATTTATATAAAAGATTTGTTTATTTCTTTGATAAAATGAAAGAAGGAAATAAAAATTATTTTGTTTGTGCTCTAGATTACAAGGTAGGAATCGAAGCTATGATATTCGAGGCAGAAGATATTGAAGAAGAACGAAGTAAGCCAGATACTACGGAAGAAATATTCCTTTATGAGTATTGCGGTCAGTTTGTAGGATCTAGTGGAGAAAGTTATTATCCATATGATGTAACGAATCATTGTAGAGTTCTTGATCAGTGTGAATTAATACAACCTAAAAAAAGTAAGTCACAATATATTATAGTACATGACGTTGCTATCTCTGACGCAAAAAACTCTGATAATGCGTGTACTCATGTAATAAAACTAAAAGAAAGAAGTAATGGAACATATTTTAAAGACGTTGTTTATACTAAAACCCATAATGGAATGACATTGCCAGAACAAAGAGATTTCCTAAGAGAATTGTATCATCTAAATTTTCCTAATGCAATAAAAATAATTATTGATATGCGTGGTAATGGAGAACCTCTTCCTTCTTTGTTTTATGAATCATGGGAATATAAAGACGAAAAAACAAAAGATATCTTAGAATTCCCACCATTAGTATTAGATGATGATGAAAAAGGAATGAATATTAGAAATGCTGTTCCAATAATACGGGGAATAACAGCTACTCAGGGTAGTAATAATACAATGCATACATATCTTAAGGCTAGTTTTGAGAATGGATCTTTAAGATTATTAAAACATTCAACTGAAATGGATGAAGCTCATAAATCTGATCAAATTAGTATCGAAGAATTTGTAATGTATATTCAAACAGATTTAATGATTCAAGAGCTATCTAATATCAAACAAATAATGAGTAATTCTGGAAATATTATTTATGATAGAATTGTAAAAACGGTTAAGCGAGATAGAGCAACAAGTTTAGCGTATGGTCTTTCAGTTGTTAATGAAATGGAAGAAGAAAACAGGAAAAATGTCAGAGACTCAGATTATGATTTCGTATTCTCATACTCATAATAATATAATATCAAACAAATCCCTTAAAGAAAGGAGGAATAACCTCTCTTGACAAAAAAAACAACTCAAACAGAAACCCAACCACAAACAGACCATCCAGAATTCTCAACATCAAATGAAATTGAATTAAACTCTTTATCCTATAATTCATATTCATTATCAACAGGAAGATTAGATACTGACAATATTCCTATGAGTGATTTAAAACAATATGTAAAATATCCTATGATATATAATGAAATATTAAGAACTATATCTGAGCAAGCTTATAATTCTGATGGTTTGTACTCAAATATTTTGGAATATATGGTTGCTATACCTACTTTAGCAAATATTACAACTATGAGAAACAAAAATCCTGAATTTAAAGAGAAAAAGGAAAAGTTTAATCTTATATTAAAGTTATTAAATCACGATAGGTCAACTAGAGACATATTAAGAAATTTATATATTTACGGAACATATATAGGCACACTTAGAGAAACTTTTGCAAGTAATAAAAACGTTGATACTGGTTCAATCACGGTAGAATCAATTGATAGAATCGAAGGGTTATCTCTAGATGATAATTTTATGATTCAACCATTGGATTTAGATTATTGCAAGATAATTGGATTTCAAAATAATATATCTATTGCTGCTTTTGATATGATATATTTCGATCAATTCAAATTTGGTGGTTTAGTAAATGAAATAAAAAATTTTCCGAAAGAGTTTATGAAAGCATATATGTCATACAAGAAAGACGCGAGTAAAAGATGGTTTATTCTTGATTATAGAAAAACTATTGCATTAAAATCTAAATCAAAAGAGGATGAACCATATGGTAGACCTCTAGGTTTGTCTGCGTTCAAAGATATGAAAGCAAGTAGTGATTATAACGATAGTCAATATCAACTTATTAGTGAATTAGCAAGCAGTATATACTACCTTGTCTTACCCAGTGGGGAAAAAACTGGCTCTTGCTCATTAAATTCTACTCAGCAAAAAGAAGTTATTGAGGCTTTTAAAAATGCAGTAAAAGTTAATACAAGTGGAGAAAACGCCAAAATCTCAACCCTCAGTTTAGCACCGGGGACTGAAATAAGTAGGTTAAGTAAAGATTCTTCATTAATCAAGGACACATTGAGTGACGAGAACATGAAGAAAATTTCTACAAGTCTTGGTTTTGCTAGTTCTGCTTTAAATGCTGAAAGTTCTGGTGGAAGTTCATATGCAAATTTAGCTGTAAATTTAGATTTAGTATCATCCCAAGTATTTCAATCTGTAAATGAAATAGCTAGAGAATATACCAGAGTAATTAATGAATTATTAGGTATTAAACCAAAGGATTATATAGACATTAAGTACCTGCCGATTTCTTGGTTAAATAAGGATGATATGTTTGAGAAAGCACAGTCTTTGTATACTCAAGGAAAAGGTAGCTTAAAATTCTGGATCGCCACTACGGGCATCAATATCGAAGACTACTTAAGTCTGATGGATGAAGAGTTGGAAGAAGATTTTGAAAACAAGTACCCTGTCCATTTAACATCGGCAACTTTTTCAGGAAAAGATGAGAAAGGTGGGGCACCTTTGAAAAAGGAAAAGGATCTTAGTGTTGGTGGAAAAGTAACTCGCAATAATAATAGCAATAATCAAGTTAAACCATCAACAAAATAAATATAATTAATTTTAATAAAAGATAGGTAAGGAGTAATTACCTTTACCGAGAAGACTGGTTCCTTTCACCAGTCTTCTTTTATTGTTTAAATTTAAGGGAAAGGGAATGAATAAATTCATTGGAAAGGAATGATAAAACAAATGCTACTTACAGAGAATGTCTTGGTTAAATGGAATCCAAAGGTAAAAAAATGGTATGAAGACAAAGAGTATGTATATACAAAAATAGGAGAAGAGTTTTTAGTTAAGGTAAAAGACTTGACTTTAGGAAGTCATGCAGAAATAAAAGCAAAATGTGATTGTGTTGATTGTAAAAATCCAATTATAAAATCTATGACTTGGAGAAATTACATTAAATTTACTTCAAATAATGGTAAATATTATTGTAAACAATGTATATCAAAAGAAAGAATAGAAAACGGAAGATTAACAAAATTAAAAAATAGCATATCATTTAAACAATGGTGCATTGATAATAATAGGCAAGATTTATTAGATAGGTGGGATTATGAATTAAATTGTTTAAAACCAGATGAAATTAGTTATGGATCTCAAATAAAAATATGGTTTAAATGTCCAAAAAATTTACATAGTAGTGAATTAAAAGATATTCACTCCTTTGTTGGCGGTCAGATTGGTAGTTTAGATTGTAATAAATGCAACTCATTTGCCCAATGGGGTATAGATAATTTAGGCGATAATTTTTTAGAGAAATGTTGGAATAAAGATAATATTATTGATCCTTGGGAGATTTCAAAAGGGAAGGATAGCAAGGTATGGATAAATTGCCAAGAAAATAAAGATCATAAGAGTTATAATCCATCATGTAAGAGTTTTACAGGTAAAAACAGTAGATGTCCCATCTGCAATGAATCTAAAGGCGAAAAAGAATGCCGAATAGTATTTATTAAAAATAATTTTATCGAAATAACAGAAAGTGATTATTATAACTTATTAATTAAAGACAACCACAAATATTTAATATCACAAAAAACATTCCTTAATTTATTAGGACTGGGTGGAGGATTCCTATCATATGACTTCTACTTGCCAAAATATAATCTTTTAATAGAATATCAGGGAGAATTTCATGACGGGACGGCAAAACTACAAACAGAAGAAGAGTTTATAATTCAAAAGGAACACGACAAACGTAAAAAAGAATACGCTATATCAAATAAATATAATTTCCTTGTGATTTGGTATTGGGACTTTGACAATATAGAAACAATTTTAAGTGAGTATTTAAATAATATAACATCTTAAAATAAAACCTAAACAAAAAAAGGAGGGCATATAATGCCAAATACAAGTACAAGCAACAAAAATAAGAAAGTGCATAGCGTTTTCTTAGGAAGAAAAATCAGAGAGTTCTACAAATTAAATGATAACGGTTATTCCAATGCATATTTAAGCACAGAAAAAGAAACATTGGAAAGAGTAAAACTATTAGAGGTAGAACTAGACTATGAGTTAACAATTGGTGATGAAATTTTCTTACATGAATATGAAGTTTATGCAAAGGTTCAAAAAGTAACAAATGGAACAGATAGTAAGGTCTATTATAATCTATCTTATGTTGTTGAAGAAATTGATGGCAAAGAGGAGTCTCATAAAGAACTTATTGACCAATATAATAGTCTTAAAGAAAAATATGATACTGAAAAAGAAAAACAAAATAAAGAATTGGCAGAAAAGAATAATAAAATAAAAGAACAATCAGAAAAAGAGGAACTTGAATTTAAAAGAGTTCAAAATGAAAGAATTGAATGGCAAAGAGACAATTTCGATAAAATAAAAGGAATTGTATATAACAAACTTCCTATGAGAAAAGATTCTGAATCTCTTCTTTTTAATAAAGTTCAGCAAATAAATATCACAAAGTATTTATTAGACACTATTCCAAAGGAGTATATATTGATTAGTTTGCCTACTGAAATTAACTATATA